TTTTAAATTCGACTGTGCCACTGGTGATGGATTGGTCTTGGCCCTGCAATGCCCATCCGGTCTTGGTGCCGAGGTCGATGGTTAGAATTGTCATTGTCGTTGCATCTGGATCTGGTTTGGTCAAACTCGATTTATCCATGGTGTTTCTCCATTGCTCTGGGTGTGGTGAGGATGGCGATGACGCATGGGTGCATCACCGTCCGGTTTTTGGATTTGAATGATTGTTGGGTGGGGGTCACCAAGCGTAAGCGCTGGTGAATCCCCACTACCCCTGTAAGGGGTAGGAGAAAGACTGAATAGTTGGCGGACGTCTGTAACCCGTAGTGAGCAAGGGCTACAGCAACTATCCAACTATTCAATTCAACTATTCGACTGAATAGTAATTTGGCCTCTAACACACTGATAATGTTCAAAAAGTGGGTTCGGTAACTATTCACTATTCGGACGTTTTGAATAGTTAAAGGACGTTTTTTCGGCCCCATCATTGGTCTGTCTCCTGGTCTGGATAGACCCACACATTCGGGTTCTCAACCTCGAGAGCAGTGCCGCTATTACGACATTTAAAGTGGGTTGGAAGGATGGGGTGAATGAGCTCGGTGACCTCTCCTGTTTCGCCGTCAATGACCTCCTCAGTGCGCCCGAGTTGCATGTTTTCAACGCACAGATAACCAAACCTTGAGCCTCTTAAAGAGGGCACATTATGGGCGTCATAATTCTTGAAGAATTTGATGTACCCCTTGGTGGCAAGCACTCGTATGCGCTCTCCGATCGTCGTTCTTCCACCAAGACCGACCCTGTTCTCAAAGGCTTCAGCAAACTGGGTGGCGGTGTAAACATTGCCTTCCCGAGCCTCTTCAAAAAGAACATGAACGATGGTTTCTCCCTTGCGGATACGCTCTGCATCCAGCTTTTCACCGTATTCTTTGCGAACCAGACGTTCCGATGACGGGTCAATTTCAACCCAACGCCCCTCCTGTTTATCGACGATCTTGGCCGCCAATGCGGGACCATTGCGAAGCTCCGTGATCAACCTGCGCTCCGGCTGGGATTCGTCGGGGCGGAACAGGATCATGCCCGAACTGTAATAGCCTCGCAGCGACCCTGCCCCGGACAGGGCCTGGAACGGATCCTCCTCGACCTGTTTCTTGGAAAGCTTCTTGGTGTGGTGAACGGGGATGACGCCGGCGGCGGGATCAACATCGTCCCTCAGCCGTTCGACCCGATCGCGCAGGAAAAACAGCATGGCGTTATTGTCGTTCTCGCCGGCGCCGGCCTCTCCGCCGTCAAATACGTTTCTGATCGGATCGATAACGATGATGTCGAGACCATCGGGAAAATGTTTCCCGATGAGCCCGGTGACGACGGCAAGACCGCTCTCGTTCAATATCAGCTTGAGTTGCGGCGTGACGACGAGATTGTCGTGAGCGCGTTCGAGGATGCCGGCGGGGAGGCTGATCTTCTGCAACCGTTCGCGCAGATAGTGATATTGAATCTCGGCCTGGAGATAGAAAACCCGCAGCGGGCGTGGCGGCACGAACGACAGGAACGTCTCACCGCTGGCCATGTGCACCAGCCAGCTCAGCAAGAAGTCGCTCTTGCCGACCTTCGGTGCGCCACCAAACACCAGCATGCCGGCGGCGGTCAGCACACGCGGCGCGATGATGTCCTCGGGCATGGGTGAGTTGTCGTTGAGCATATGACCCAGACTGAAGGCACTGGCTTTGGACTGTGGCGCCGTGACCGCCTGGCGCTCGGCCGTGGCGATAAACTCGGCGACATCCATGTCCTCGGCCACCGCGTCCGCCGCGTCCCACTTTTCCGGCTTGTCATCGGGCGGCAGGAGGATGGCGACCGAGATGGCACCGGCGGCCAAAACCGCCTGGCCGGCGGCCTCGGCGTATTGCCAGCCGGCGGCGTCCTTGTCGGGCCAGATCAACACCCGTTTGCCGGCCAGCGGTGACCAGTCGGTTTTTCCAACCGGAGCGGAAGCGCCGTTCATGGCGGTGGTGGCGGAGATGCCCTGTCCAATGAGTACTTCGGCGGCCTTTTCGCCCTCGACCAGGATCACCTCGTCGGAGGACTTGATGCCGGGTTGGTTATAGAGCGGGCGTGGGTCCGGGGCTTTCATCCTGCGGGTACAAACGTCCCAGGGCCGGAACTGCTTGCCTCCGGGCGGATCGTAACGATAGACGCAGACCAGCAGCTTGCCATCGCCGTCGTGATAGTCCCACTTGGCGGTGACCGGCCCCAGTTCATCGATGTGGGCGACCGTAGCGGACGGCTCTGCTTGAGGGGATGAGATTTCTTGTCGGGGCTCACCCAGCCATTGCCGGATATCGTTCAGAAGCGCCGGAAAATCGGATCGGGTGTCCCGAGCCGTCGCCGCCGCCCAGAGACCGATGATGTCGCCGCCGTCACCGGTGGCGAAATCGTGCCACATGCCGGCCTTGTCGCCGGTGAGTTCGACGGACAGACTTTCGCCGCGATTACCCTGGACGTCGCCGACCAGGAACTTCCCGTGGCGAAATACCCCGGCGGGAAACAGGTAAGACAGCACGCCACGCAGATCACTCAGAAGACGCGCCTTGATCTCCTCGACGTTCAATTCGGATTGACCATCACCGCCCTGTCTTTGCGGCGGCGCCGAATTGAAGTCACGCCAGAAATCCAGATTTACGACGTCGCCGCTCATGCACCCGTTCTCCAGCAACGGTCGGACCATGAGCAAAACCGGCACTCGAAGAAATCAGCGGACTGGGCGATGCGTGGCAGGAGTTCCCCGGCCTCAGTCGCCTGGATAATGCGAACCGCCTTGTCGCTCATGTGCTGCGCCAAACCGCCGTCGAACGGCACCAGCTCGTGATAGATTTCTGATGTGTCTTTATTGATGGCAGTGAACAGGGCCGGGTTTTGCGAGATACCTGGCACCGTCGATTCCATGTAAGCCTGGTAGACGGCGACCTGGGCGGCGTAGACCGGCTTTGATGCGGCCAAGCCTTTCTTGACCGTGTCCTTCCAGGACTTGGCGTTCATGGATTTGCATTCCCAGAGAGCCGGAAAGCCGGTCAGAGCAGGGCCACCATTGATGATGCCGTCTACATGGCCGCGAATACGTGCGTCCGCGACTGAGAAACCAAACTGCTCACCGCCTGGCTTGTTGCCCTTGGTGGTATAGAGATCAAACCCAGCCATATGCAGCCAGCGAATGGCCATATCCTCAAACAGGTGACCGGCGGCAAAGATGCGCAGGGTCTGGCCTTTAAAATCTCGCCCGTCATCTTTAGGAGCCTGCGCATATTCGAATTGCAACGCGCGGTCGCAAGAGACACCAAGGCGAGATCCGCCCAGATATTTACGGGAGGGCTGGGCCTGGTTTTCGATTACCAGGGCATCATCGATATAGACGTTTATCTGGTCGGCGAAGTTGGCTGAAGAATTGTAATCAATCATCAGAATGGGATCTCCGTGTTATCGGTCTTGGCTGTGGCCAACATGGCTTCTTGAAAGCCACCAACGGCAACTTCAATGAGGGTGAGGACCTGCGCTTCAGACAGGTCAATCAAGCGGGTTTTCCAGCCGATCTCGTCCATGATTTCCGCCATCAGTTTGACGGTGGTGCGAATTGCTGCGATCTCTTGTTCAGTCAGATCAACCATGCCCATGTTCTTCTTCGCTAAGCGTGACCAGAAGCCCTGACAGGCCATAGAACAGAACCACACAGATCGTCGTGGACGCCTCGAAGACCTTCGGTCTGACCAACCAAAGCCACGGGTTGGGCGTCGGCAGACACCACAGAGTTCTCCACGCGGATGCCATAGACGTTGCCGCTGGGCTGCATTTTCTGATGAATGAGCCATAGGTCATGCAGCCCTCCGCTCATTGTCGCCCGCCGACATCACCAACTTGGTGATCACCCCCTTGTTGAACTTGAAGGTCAGCAACGCCGATGCCTGGTAGCGGGTCAGGCCAAAATCCTGATGGTATTCGGGAGGCAGATACTGAAGCTGTTTGTCAGTCGCTGACTGGTTTAACCAGGACCGGGATTTATGGGCGCTCTCATCGGTTTCGTTTTCGTTGAGCCAGTCGTCCGCCGCCGCCAAACAAACGGTGCGTTCACC